CCTCCAACGCATCTATTTTCTTCTGCGTTTCAATCGGAAGGTCTGATTTGATTTCAAATACTGACATATATCACCACCTCCTATAATTTTATAAATATAATTGGTTCGGTATAGGGGGTTGTGACAGCCCCCTATGGCTAATCAATTATAGATTAGACACCGCAAAGCAATGAAGCTCCCATCTTCCTTCGTTCATCCACGACTTTTCCGCCGTAAATGTTCAAGCCTTTGTAGGCTTTACCGAAATCTCCAATGAGGTCTTCAATACCGCTCTCAACCCAACCCATAGCAAACGTGAGCCAGGACTTGTGACAGGCAATGACCTGCCAACCATCCGTAGCGTTCCCCGCAACCTGCGTATTCATCATTACTTTGAATCCGCAAATATCGCCGACATACCCTTTCAATACCACTGCCTGATACGCTTCCGAAACGGAAGGAATCAGTTGTGTCGTCTGCACTAAAACCGTATAGATTTCAGGCGGGACAATCAGGTATCTGTCTGTCGCTGGGGCTTGTGCTCTGTTGAGTTTCTCCTGTAACTTCGCAACATACCCATAGAGGGTATTGTACGCAACCGTTACTTTGGAAACCGCTTCAACCACATACGAAGCACCGCCAATCGCACCGCCTGTATAGGCAGTTGTCTTATCATCCAAATCATCTTCAACGAAACCTTCCGTTGTACTTGATTGTGATTTTACCCGATACCATTTCGTTTGACCGACTGCTTTGATTCCTTGTCCAACCCACGCCGAAGTGACGGGAGTTCCGCCAGCGACAACAAACGCACCCGTAGTGACGGTAATCGTAATTGTCGTAGCATCATCCACATCCGTTCCGACTCTGTTCCCTGCCGCAACATCCGCCTCAAAGCCGAGCACATACGCATCAACTTCTTGGGCTAATGTTTTTGCAACTGTTTCAAGCAAGGAGTTTTCTGGGTTCTTTATCCAAGAATGGAATCGCTGTAAGGATTGAATCTTGAAGTAGTATGCTCTCTGAACATTTGTGTTCAATACGCCAACGCTCTCGGTAGCATCATCAGCCGCCGCCATAGTGACTCCCGAATATGTACGGGTTGCAATAGCACCGAATGTCAAAATGTTGAGCTTGGAGAGTTTATCACGGATTTCACCTTCATAATCCTGATTGGTGATGTCCATTGCGATAGACTTTTCAAAGAAGAGAGAAACTACTTTTTGAGAGAAACCTTCTGCAAGTGTAGTAGCATAAGTAGCCATAATTTTTTCACCTCCAGTTTTGGTGATAATCAACCGCTCTTGCAGAGAAGTGTTTGGCTGTCACTTACAAATATGAGCCATTATAATACCCTTGTCAAGTCCTGTTATAGTTTGACCACTATTTTCTTTTCCCGAACAAGCCTCATGTACTCTAACGGCTTTGTGATGCGGAGCATCCGAATCTCATCTTCACTCATTCCAGGTGCTTCTGGCGGTACTCCACCTCCCCCACTGGGAGCATGAAAGAGATTCTTCTTTGGTTCTTTTGGCGGGTTCTCAAACAGGAATACTTTTGCCAAATCATCCATAGGAAGTCCTTTTCTGGTTGGTCGGGTAGCAAACCGTTTGAAATCTTCTTCCCGCCCTACAATACCAGGGAATAAATCGGGCATCTCTTCGGTGACAAACGTATCTACTTTTTCCACCCACAATTTGTCATTGTTGAACTGATTGGCATTGTTCTTGAGTTCCGCCACTTCCTGTGCCAGTTGTTCGGCTCTCCGCATTGCCTTTTGTTCTGTCGGAGTCATATCATCCCATTCAGGATACATTCCCTTGAGCACCTCATCAGTAATTTCCACTTTTTTGTGTTTCTCCTCCTCAACCTTGTCCAGTTGTGCCTTGAGAATCATGGCTTCCTTCTGGGATTCCTTGAACTTCGTTTCGTAATCCACAGTCGGAGGCTTCGGTGGTTCAACGACTGGTGGAGTAACCACAGGAGGAGTTTCCTCCACTGGTGGTTGATTCTCTGGAAGCTCCTCATCCTTCGGCGGTTCTTCTGGCGGGACTTCATCTGGCGGGGCAACGTCATCTATATTGACGGCTGGTTTGGATTGGATTCCAATGGCTTTATGTTTCATATACCTCCTATCGTTCCGCTCATGCGGAGTTTGATATTATTTTATAATTTTTGGGACAAATGGTTTCTTTTTTGGCTCAACTTTCTTGACGGGTTCTGCTGAAATCCTCGCCATCACTTTTTTCCGATTGATTGGTTTTTCCATAACTTCTCCAAACTGTTCTTTTTCCCTTTCCGTCAGATACAAAATACGGGATTTGAGAAATGCCCGTTGGTAGTCATCCAACTCCCAGGATTCTCTCTCCAATATATCTCTCAATTCTTGCTGTGTATCCTCTGGTAAATCTTTTTTTGATAACATAATTAGCTCCTTCCTGTATAAAACTTTTCCAATGCCGCCTTTGCCCGTTCTGGTGCAAAGAGGAATTGTTCCAAGATGAGCAGGTTCTTGAGTCGTGCCTTCAAACTGATAGACGCAGGAGTCTTTTCTTCCGCATCAACGAGTAACCGTTCCACAATCAAAATCATCTGTCGGACAAATGCCTTGACATCATCAACGGATACAGTCCTTCCCTCCAGAATCTTCAGGTGTTCCCTGTAGGTTTCCTTTTCTGCAACCGAGAGTTCATCCCACCCACCCAGTTTCTCAACCAGGTCATCTAGTGCGTTTGACATAAATCTTCTTTCTTCGGGCAAGAGTTTTTTTCTTATCAGCCGCAAACTCTTTCGGGGTATGAATCTTCCCCGTCTTCATGTTCTTGGCTTCAATAACCGTACCATTCTTGAACGCTAAACGAGTCTTTGTTCCTTTTTTATACCGATACCGTACTCCTTTTCCTAATGGCATATCATTCACTCCCCTTCTACATCCCTGGAGGAACTGCTCCAGGTGGAATCATATTTCTTTCTACTGGTTGTTTCGGCGGTGACGGCATATTCGGTAATGTAATCGGACTCGCCCCAGGAGCAGGAGGCGTAAGTCCAGTCGGAGGCATGAGTGTTGCCGACTTCGCTTCTTCCTCCATAATGGTCTTTATCTCGTCAGGAGTCAATCCACCGATATTGAGTAGTTTGTTCTGAATGAGGGTATTGAGAATCCTATTGGTTGGCATAAAGGATTTCACGGCATTGAGTTTCTGCATCTGGTCTAAATCCTTATCAGACTTATCCTTCATGGAAATCACCTGCACATCCCACCCGCCTTTACTTTCCCACCGTTTCGGAGTCACCGTCTTTGCAAATACTGTCCCATTGTATCCAGTTTTATACAGTTTGACCGCTTCTATCTCATCTCCCATTGCTTCCATAAGTTTGACATACTTCAGTCCGAGATTGAGCCATGCCTGTTTATAGAAGAGGCTCATAGATTGAATCCTGTCCATTGCGTTTTTGCTCAAAAGCTCTACCTCGCCAAGTGTAATCTTTCTTGGTTCACTTACTCCCTGCGTAATGGCAGTTGCGGCACTGGCTTTCTCCGCCAGTTGCACGACAAACGTAATTTCATCAAGATTCCCTGTCAACTGCGGAATCTCCACGCTCTTGATAAGGTCATTCGGATTCCCTGGAACGGGATACCAGCCCCACGCCTTCGGTTCAAAGGTCTGCGGGATGAACCCGCCGTCTTCCCCGCCAAGCGTAGAATTGTAATACTGCATCCCGAAGTTCCGCATGGTACGGTTTTCAACCGTCTGGGAGAACCAGGAATTGACAATCTTATTCGGAATCCTGACGCTATCTGCTACCCCGTCACACCAGAAATCACGGTTCTCCACATCTTCACCCCATGTTTCAAACGGATAATGATACCGCCAGAAGTGGTCAGGACATCTTCCGTTAGGGTCAATGACACTTTCCAGTCTGTCAGCAAATAGGATTCTTCTTGTCACTGCGCCTTCTACTGTAATTGCTCCCGATACCGTGAAGACAATCTCTTCTTCCTCAATGTCTGGGTTGTAGATTTTGATGAATCCTTCCTGCATTTGGACAAGTGTTTGACCAATCTTCGGGTTGTTGCAGTAA